ATGTTGAATAACATATACATACTGACAGACACCGAGCTTTGCAACAGGATTGCAGCCAAAATAAAAACAGTGCGCCTGAAGCAGAACATGTCGCAGGCCGAGCTGGCAGACAAGAGCGGTGTTTCCATCTCCACCATAAAGCGCATGGAGGACGGGGAGGTAAAGAACTTCGAGTCGCTGATCCGCGTCCTGCGCACCCTGGGCAAGCTCGACGTCTTCGTCCCGCTCGTCGAGGAGGAGCAGTTGAGCCCGAACGAATACTACGAGTTGGCCAGCAAAGCAAACAAGCCCAAGCGCAAACGGGCATCCAAAGGTTACACAAAAGAGAATAAGGAGGAATCGGAATGGTAGACGTAGCTCGTGTCAATCTATACGGTCAGCCCATAGGCTCGGTACGTTGGGACCAAAGATATGAGGTCGCACAGTTCGAGTATGATCCGGACTTTGTGCGACAGGGCATAGAGCCCTCGCCGCTGATGATGCCCGTAAAGGAGGGGCGCGTGTACAGTTTCGGGGACCTTAACAAAACGACCTTCAAAGGCCTACCCGGAATGCTGGCGGACTCCCTGCCGGATACATACGGCCGTGCCCTTTTTGAGAAGTGGCTGGCCCTAACGGGACGGACCAGCGGCAATGCGATCGAGACGCTTTGCTTTCTGGGCAAACGCTGCATGGGCGCCCTTGAATTCGAGCCGGCCATCGATGCCGTAGATACGGATATCCGGATAGAGGTCGATTCGCTGGTGGATGTAGCCAGAGAAGCCCTTGCCGACAAATCAAGTTTCAACGTGAACATCGGCTCCGACAAGAAGGCGGCCATTGCAGAAATTCTGCGCCTCGGCACCTCAGCCGGCGGGCAACGGGCCAAGGCAATCATTGCCTACAACAAAACCACCGGAGAGATCCGTTCGGGACAGGTCGAGGCTCCCGACGGGTTCGACTACTACATCATCAAGCTGGACGGCGTATCCGCCACGGCTGGATTCAGGGAGACGGAGAACTTCGGGCGTCTGGAGTACTCCTTCTCACGTCTTGTGAAGGAATGCGGCATCGACATGGCGGAATGCTCGCTGATCGAAGAGAACGGGAGGGCCCATTTCCTGACAAAGAGGTTCGACCGGATAAACGGTGCAAAGGTGCACATGCAGACGCTCTGCGGCATCGCGCACTTCGATTACCGGCTCCTCAGGGCCTACTCCTATGAACAGGCGTTTGCCGTAATGCGCGGACTGCGGCTTACCTACAAGGAGGCGCAGGAGATGTTCCGCAGAATGGTGTTCAATGTCGTGGTGCGCAATCAGGACGACCACACGAAGAACATCTCTTTCCTAATGGACAGAGGCGGGAAATGGCGCTTGTCGCCGGCCTACGACATGGGCTATGCCTACAATCCCGACGGCCAGTGGACCTCGGTCCACCAGATGTCGATAAACGGCAAATTCAGCGGCATCACCAAAGACGACCTGCTCGAATGCGCAGCCAAGAACAACATCAAGAATGCCGCACGGATCATCGACGAAGTTTGCCAGGCGGCATCCGGATGGCCGGAGATCGCCCGGGAATGCGAAGTGCCGCAAAAGATGATTGTGGAGATCCGGCCAAATATGATTTTCTTCTGATGGTATGGTTCGACGGGGTGCTGCAACTTTACTTTATCCCTGTATTCATATATACGTTCATTAAAGTAAAGTCAAAATTAGGGAAGAAAAGAGATGGCTGCGCCATGAGAATGGATACCGCCATTTTTTCTTTTGGCTGCAAAATTTATAAGCAATCCGGATGTAAAGGTTGGTCCCCAACGTTCACTCTGATAAAGTACAAAACACCTCTCTTGGGCCCATAAAATATCCGTGAGTTCACCCTCGATTTTACAGCCCGTTTTGGGCGAAATAAACCTCGTCTTTATGCATGAGGTATGCTGGGGCTACATCAATTCTTTGTAATAATATGTTTTTAGTAGCTTTTGGAAATGCATTACATTGTTATTTTTAGCGAGTTCCAGCATATCTTGGTAAGCAAAGTATTCTATATCATATTTTTTAGTTTTGGCGGAACTATCTTGCAACTTTTTTAACGCGCTTTCTTCAAATCCTCCTGTACTCCAAAGCTCAAAACAAATCTTTTTATTTTTCAATGAATCTTGATTTAATATCCAATTCCTAATAACAGGTATTTTATTTGAAAGCCAACAATCAATATAAGAGTCATCTAATTTTTTATTATAGCCTTTGCATTCTGCTACAACAACTTTATTTTGGTAAAGAGCAAATACATCTATCTCTCGATGCTCTTGCTCATAATAAACATTTTTCCCTATCTCCAAAGATTGACATATTTGGCCGTGATAGTATCCAACTGTCATTTCAAACAAATCACCTTTGAGGTTATTTGTTTTACCGATTGCCAATTTTTCAATATTTGCCAAAAGAGATAAATATTGTTCTGGATTAGTTTTAAGTATCGCTCCAGCATTCTCCATTAAATTCAAGATACCCTTTATTGTGCTACTATACTGTTCCCCAAATAACTCATCTACATTACCAATAACAACACCTGCTTCTTTTAACGTTTTGTAAATACTTGCATCATGACTATCTGTGATAAAAAAAGGTAGATATTTTGAATTATAATTCAATCCTACCATATTGGAAAGTTTATGAGTAAAAAACAATATAGCATCTTCATCCAAATCCCCCATCAAAATATCAGCAACTACAAATGCAGGTACTATTTTGCCTCCATTTGACTTACAAGTCAACGTTCTAATATAGGACGGAGCGACCAAGCTGAATTGATACCTACTACAAGTAGAATTATACTTAGTAGAACTGTATGAAATTAAGCCTATATTTCTTGCCCAGTTATTAAAATGTTCTAAAGTTATATTGTGAATTAGATTTTTTGCTTTGGAGCGTCTCTGATTGGCTGTATCAGAATTTAAGATATAACTGTTATCATCCTCTCCTATTAAATGAAGCGTTTTAAGGTCTAAAATTACAGAATCAAAACTTTTATGCCCCTTGATCAATTCTACCGGACTAATTGAATACGATGCCAATTTGTCTATTGGAACATAGCCGTCATGCATTTCAAGAGCTTTAATTACAATGTAATGTTGCTTAGCATATTTCCTAAGGACAGCTATTATAGCTTCAGTAAATCCTTCTATCATCCAATCATCCTTATGATATAGGATAGACTGCTTACTTGAACATATTCCCTTATATCTGTAAATGCTATCAGGGAGGCGTTGAATTCTTTTTCTAGCAACGTCTTCTTTAAGATTTAATTCTTGCACACAAAACTCTATTACATCTGATGAAGATGTAACTATTTTATTCCTAATAAATTGTTCTATTGATGTCACAGTACACTATGTATATATATTACTAATATAACGGCGATAATCTCAATTGTAAATATACTACATAATATTTAAGCAAATAGCAATACATTCGAACAAAATTGAGCATACCTTCGTAAATAACGTCTACAAGATAATAGTAACTCTACAAATTTTCATACTATCATCATAATGCTATCACTTATTCATACTTCTTTTTCACTGCAAAACGATGTATAAAATCAGAACGCTTCACACAAAATAGTGGCCAAAATATCCGTGAACCCATCCTCGATTTTACACCCCATTTTGGCGAAATAAACCCCGACATGCTCTATATTTGCAGACGAGGTCAGTCTGGACCCAAAAAGGCTGTTTTTGCCTTTTTTCCCTCCAAGATAAATATACAACTTAACTATCTTATAATTAAATATATAGTCTAATAAGTATTATCTTGGGTAACAATACAATAACAAACTAATATTATATACTCACTCGCAAATCCATTTCGTTTTTATGACGATTACAACATGTTAAAAAGTTACCAACAGGAATTTAAGTGATAAATATTCATTATCTTTGGAGCAAAAATTATAAAGATGGGAGATATAAATCGTTTAAAGTTGGTTCTTGTAGAGCAAAAACGCACAAGCAAATGGTTGGCAGAACAACTGGGTGTTAACCCTTCAACTGTTTCAAAGTGGTGTACTAATACATCTCAACCACCTTTGGAAACGCTTATCCAAATAGCACAACATTTGGGAGTAACAATTCAAGATTTATTGCGAGATACAGTGCAAACGCAAGGAGTAAAAAGGAAATTATAATGGCAAAACTAAAATTCATAGACTTGTTCGCCGGATTAGGCGGATTTCATTTAGCCTTAGAGAAATTGGGTTGCGAATGTGTTTTTGCTAGCGAGATTCAACCAGAACTTCAGTCTTTATACGAACGAAATTTTGGCATGAAATGCAGTGGCGACATCAATGAAATAGATATAACAAAAGATATCCCAGACCACGATATCCTTTGCGCTGGTTTTCCCTGTCAACCTTTCTCGCAAGCAGGGAAGCAACAAGGATTTGATGACCAAAAAAGAAGAGGAAACCTTTTCTATAAAATATGGGAAATATTGGAATGCAAAAAACCAGAATTTGTGTTTCTTGAAAATGTACCAAATTTGAAGTCTCACGACAACAAAAATACATATAAAGTGATTTATAGTACGTTGTCACAACTTTATGATATTCAAGATGACATTATTTCTCCGCATTATTTTGGTATTCCACAGCATAGGACAAGAATATACATAGTTGGCAGGCTTAAATCAAAAGGAGGATTAGTAGGATTTAATTTCCCAGAACATACGGAGAGGCCGGAATGCAATATCAATGATATCCTTGTTCCTGACGATTCAGACTATATGTCTTTGCGCCAAATAACTAAAGATCATATGGCTGCATGGCAGAAGTTCTTAGATTTACTCAATGAGAATAAATGTCAACTTCCAACATTTCCTATATGGGCAATGGAATTTGGTGCCACATACAACTATGAGGGTGCGGCACCTTATTATCAACAAAACCAACAACTAAGAGGAAAGAAAGGTAAATTTGGAGAAGAAATTACCGGAAACTCAAAGGATGATTATTTGCTAAAATTACCTGTTTATGCACAAGGTAAACCCAAAGGAAAAGCAAGACAGTTCCCTGATTGGAAGAAAATGTTTATTAGGTTGAATCGTAAATTTTATCAAGAGAATAAATCTTGGATTGATGAATGGATAGCAGATATTCGAAAGCCAGGTTTTGAGAATAGTCATCAAAAGTTTGAATGGAATTGTGGAGCCGAGGAACACCCTAATCTATACACAAAGATTGTGCAATTCCGGCCATCCGGGATAAGAGTAAAACGGCCTACATATTCTCCAGCACTTGTACTTACTACGACCCAAATTCCAATTATCCCTTGGATTGTCACTCCCAATGGAGAACAAGGTCGATATATGACAAGAAAAGAAGGTGCACGACTCCAGTGTATGGGTGATTTAAAAGAATATCCTGATACGATTGCCAGTGCTTTTAAAGCTTTCGGGAATGCTGTAAATGTGGAAGTCGTGAAACGTATTGCAGAAAACTTGATTCGCTTATCATGAAACAAATAGAAAGAGTTTCCATCGCGTTGAAACCGAATGTATACAATACATTTAGGAATCTTAACAACACAGTCTCAAATACGCTAGGAGAATATGTAGACAATGCCGTCCAAAGTTTTATCGACCACAAAAAAGAGTTATTAGAAACTGATGGCAGTAACTATAAATTAAAGGTACATATAACTATAGATTGGACAAATAGAAGCATTTCTATTTGTGACAATGCTGCAGGAATAGACGCCCAAAATTATGAGAGGGCCTTTGAACCTGCACATATACCTCTGGATGACACAGGGCTAAATGAGTTTGGAATGGGAATGAAAACAGCTTCTGTATGGCTTTCGAACAAGTGGAGCGTTCGTACAAAAGCTCTTGGAGAGATGGTTGAAAGATTCACAGAATTTGATTTGGGAAAAGTCACTGCAGAAGAAAGAGAGGAACTTGTTGTAATAGAGCAGCCCAAAATGAAAGATTCTCATTATACTGAAATAATTTTAACAGACTTATCCGAGAATGCGCCAAAACCAATGCAGATGGATAAAATCAAGAGGCATCTGTCAAGCATTTACCGTAATTTTTTACGCAGTGGCGAAGTGGAGATATTTGTCAACGAGACTCTGTTGGAAGCACCTAATTATAATATACTAAAAGCACCTTTTTACAAGACACCAGATGGAGAAAATATCCTCTGGAAAAAAGAAATCGATTTTGAAATAGATGGTTATAAAGCAAAAGGATTCATTGCTATTTTAGATAAGATTCAAAATGGAGCAAATGGATTAGTACTAATGCGGCGTGGTAGAGTAATTGTTGGAGGTGGAGATGAACGATATTTTCCTTCAGTACTTTTTGGACAATCTGGTAGTTTTAGATATAGGAGGCTCTTTGGAGAGTTAGAGCTAGAAGGTTTTGAAGTTTCTTTCAATAAAAATGGTTTCAGAGAGGAAGAAGACTTATATATGCTCATGGAAGGCATTAGAGATGAACTAAAAGCAGATGAACCAAGCCTCCTTAGTCAAACTGACAACTATAGACAGAGAGGGAAAGAGCATTATGAAAAGATATCCAAGACCATAAAAAAAGATTTGGAAAAAAAGTCAAAGCCGAAACAACTTTCGAGACAAGTTAGTGCTGTAGAAAGCAATGTAAACAATACTCAGTATATCCAAAAAAATGAAGAAAAGATCATAAAGGCAGAAGCTCTTGATAGTTGTAGTGAAACATTCCAATATAATGGGAAAAACTATATCCTAAAAATAGAACTTGTGACAGAAACCGAGGCCGATTCTTTATATTCTGTTGTTATGAATCCCGATGAAGAAAACACAGAATCCGAAGCTGCGCCTATAGTATGTAAAATAAATCTCGCCCATCCTTTCTTTACTCGCTTTGATCAGTTCAAAAAGGGGCAAGACTATACGCCAATAGTCACTATTTTTAAGGCATTAACACTGGCTGAGATTATGGCACCAGACAGAGGAACGAAATATGCTTCCAATGTCAGAATCTTATTTAACCAAGGTATATTACAGATGTAATGGAAATAGAAATTTTACAAAATAAAAAAGAAGGTTTTACTCCAATTATTGGAGAAATGACCATTGACTTGCTATCGAGATTAAAAGCTAAAGTAGATAGTGAAGGGATTGACGTGCTTCAAAAAGAAACAATAGATATATTATCCAAGTGTACAAATCCTAATAAACGAGAAAGTCAATCTATAACAAATCTAGTGGTCGGATATGTTCAAAGTGGTAAAACGATGTCATTTACGACACTGTCTGCACTTGCACATGACAACGGCTATAGGATTATTATATATTTTGCAGGGACAAAGAATAATCTTCTTTCTCAAACAACAAAACGATTAAGAACTGATTTAATCAATGGCAGTGTAAATGCCAAACACTATAAGTTGTTTGAGAATCCTACAAAAGATGACTCGCAACGTATTCGCAATGCTCTTTCCATGAGCACTAAGCCTACGATTTTGATAACTGTTCTAAAACATCACAAGTACATTACTGAACTGGCGACAATGTTCAATAATATTCAATTAAAGAACACAATTGCTAAATCTGGGGTTCTTATCATTGATGATGAAGCAGACCAAGCCAGTTTAAATGGCTACGCCTATAAAAACAGCAAATCAGAGGAGTGGGAAGATGATGAATATACAACGACTTACAGTAGTATTCTGAAACTCCGTAGCGCATTGGAAAATCACTCCTATGTGCAATACACGGCAACACCTCAAGGTCCACTACTAATAAGTATCATGGATTTGCTTTCACCTAAAAATCACACAGTATTAACACCAGGGAAAGGATATACAGGTGGTAAAACCTTTTTTGTAGATGAGCCAGGCTTGATAATAACCATAAAGCAGGATCAAGTATACCATTCAAAACACAATGACTTGACAAACTGTCCGGACTCTTTGATAAATGCATTGCAACTTCATATTATGGGCGTGGCAATCATTGTATATATCAAACAGAAAGAATCATTCTTGTCTATGATGGTACATGCAGACAGAGAACAAGATGCAAGTCAAAAATTTTATGGATGGATAAAAAACTTGATAGATGCTTGGGCAAATATGTTGGCATATGGAGAATCAGATCCGGCTTATCAGGAACTCCGAAGTTCATTTCATGAAAATTATGTAGAAGCTATTCGTTTGTATGAAAAATACAATGAACCATATCCATCTTTTGAAGAAATATGGCATTATGTTTATGATATCATTCTTGATACGAACATTGAGCTTGTAATTAGTAGAAATAAAAGACAAGGAGAAAACAAGGAAATAGATTGGTCTGGGAGTTGTTCTCACATATTGGTTGGCGCAGATATGTTGAACCGTGGCTTTACGGTTGAACACCTTGCTGTTACATATATGCCTCGCTATAGTGTAGGAAAATCTACTGCAGATACGATTCAGCAAAGATGCCGTTTCTTTGGTTACAAAAAGAATTATCTTTGGTCGTGTCGTGTTTTCTTGCCTTATGAAGTTATCATTGAGTATAGAGAATATGTTGAACATGAGGAGGAAATGCGTAATTGGTTGCTTGAGAACAAGAGTCTTGAAGATGTAGAAAGACTACTCTTAATATCTAATAGGCTGAACGCAACAAGAAAGAATATTCTTTCAAAAGATACCGTAACTACGAAGTTGTCAGGTTGGCGTAAAATGAATGCTTTTCAGGCTATCCCTGAAAATATTTCGTTCGTTGAAAGTTTTCTTACTTCCCATCAAGAATGGAAACTTTTTAAAGATTACGGAACAGAAGATAGAAACCATGCATATATAAAAGTACCTATTCAGGAATTTATTGAATTCTTGACAGAGTTTAAATTTCAGAATATGCCAGATGCTGCACGAAAACAAGCAACACTAAGATATGTCAAATATTTGAGTACCAAAACTAATACACCTTTGACACATGGATATATAATACATATGGCATATGCAAGTAGAGAAGCTCGTTTACGTGCATTCAATGAGGACACGCAACGCCTTGTAAATTTGCATTCGGGGCGTTCAACGACATCAAGTTCCGTATATCCAGGAGATGCTGCGATTAAATTTGAAGATTCATTAACCATACAGATTCACAAAGTAAAACTCAAATGTGACTCTGTTATTTGGTCTGGCAGAGAAGCATATACATTAGCGATTTATTATCCAGAAGATTTTGCTATTAACTATGTTGAAACAGAAGGTTAAATGATGAGAAAATCAATATATCAACAATATAAAAAACTGATGGGCAGCCATTCTCAATCTGCCAACTGCTATACAGTGATAAATGTGCCATTCTCTAAGACACATAAACTTGGTGTTGGAATCGATGATCGTCCTATGTTCTTTATAAGAAGTTCAATTACAGATAATGCACCCAATATTAACCTCGAACTTATCACTGTTCAGTTCAATGAATTATGTCGGCTTAAAAAAGATACTGAATCAAAATTTGTAAATGAAAACTATTATACAGTTATCACGCTAAAATCAAAACAGATAGATTATATAGAGTATTTTTTAGATGTCGTGTGTATTGTCCTTGAAAAGCTTGGCGATTTCCCAAGCCAACAGGATTTATTAAATGAAATTCAGAAACTTGTAGAACTTTTTAGGCGTTTTTCGAGACCTCCGATAAAAACTATACAAGGATTATGGGCAGAGTTATTCGTTATAGAGCACTCATCTAACCCAAGCTACCTTGTAAAGTCATGGCATACGACTACCTCAGATATTTTTGACTTTAATGATGGGACAGACAAACTGGAAGTGAAAAGTACTTCTCGTATTAATAGGGTACACAGATTCTCGCATAATCAACTAACACCAAATGAAAGTTCGATTGTTGTAATAGCGTCATTATGTGTACAACAATCTGGAGTTGGAAAAACGGTTTTGGATTTAATGGATGCTATTGAACCAAACTTAGAGAATGCAGAACTTCGTTTTCAACTTGCTGATATGATTTCAAAAACACTAGGGTCGGATTTCGAAAAAGCCTGCGAGTATTGTTTTGATTACGCATTAGCATGTGACACATATCAAAAATATAATTGCAAGGATATTCCGTCTCTTGACAATAGTTCAATACCAGCAGAAATTTCTGATATTCATTATGACTGTGATTTGTCAAAAGTCACTCCACTTGGTGTACCATCTGAAATTTTTCCCAATAGCAAACTGATAAAAAGTCTATAAGATATGAGAACGGAAAAAGTCTTACCTGAAACATTGCTGCAACTTATGTTAAATGTACTTGAGACAGCACCTGATTTCATTTACAAAAAAGGGATACAACCTTTCTTGATGGAAATTGGAGGAAAAGATTACTATGTTTATGTAAAGAATTTATCATCGGCTTATTTCAAAACAAGACCAGATACTACAAGGGCACAATTACCTGTAAAGGAAGATTTTGATGAGATAAAACATTCTATCATCCCGTTTGTGTTTTTAGGTTATGATAGAATTAATGATGTACTTGTTTGCTGGAATCATCATATTGCGAAACAACGTTTGAACGAGAGGAAAAGTGTTTCTTTTTATTCTCGTAGTTTCTTTCAAGAAGAGGTCGTTTCAGGGGAATTTCTAAAGAAGAATCTCAAAAATGGAGACACACCTGTTCTTTTTAAAAGGAAAGATATTGTGTCATTTTTTCGTAATATTGATTCCTTTTTCGGGAAACCAACAAACGATTCCACATCAAGATATGGCATTCCAAGCAATGGCAAGATTCTGAAGATAACGGATAATGGTCTTTTAAAAAAGTTACGACCACTTCTTGATACAGAAACTCCGCATACTTTAGAAGCGATAAAAATTACGCAGCAATATTATGGAAATTTACCAGAAATGAAGTTTAGAGATTGGGCTAATCTTATTAAGACGGTAAAATTTGAAAATGAATCAGATGGTAGTTCTATATGCTCCAATTTATAGCAACTACAATGGCAATTTCTATGCTTTCCATATATTACCATATTTTGAAGTTCTTTCATTTTAACCAAGCCCATATGCCTACAGCTAAGCAGAAAATGAACTGTATAATTACAAAAAAAGTAAACCAATATGTAGAGAGCCAAATTCCTTCATTGCTTTGGAGGTGTTTGGCCATTTTAACGCTGTGCTTCTCCAACAGTTCTTTTTCGGCCTTGATGTGTTGGACTGTGCATTGATGCACTTTCTCCATTTCATCGGTGCCGATTTCTGCACGGATGACGGTGTGCTGTTCCGCCTTGACAATGGCACGGTTGATGCCGTTTACGATATTGTCCGCACTGTCCTTTGCCGCAACCAAGGCATTAAAAGCTGTCCGCTCCCGTTGGACGGTATGCTTCAAACTGCCGTGTATGCCGTGCAATTCTTCTTTGAGCGCATTGACTTCTTTCAGCAGATTGCGAAGCTCGATTAGCTGGTAATTGACTTCCTGAAGCAGTCCTTCAAGTTCCTGTTTGTCCTGTTCCAACTCATCTTCGGGTGTATAATTGGCAAGCCGCTCTCGGAGAGCCGCCGTATCTGGTTGTTTCATTGCATTGCTGTTTTTTAGGTTGTCATTTGCGTTTTATTCCGCCTTTGGAATGCCTGCCGATTCTGTTTGAAGCGGCTTGTGCACATCTTCGGGCAAACTCAATCTCGTCCTCTTTCGGATCGCGTCCCCATTTCAAGTCTGACTGTGAACCGCCGCCACCGCCGCCCGATGTCACCTCATAGGGTGATGTTATCAAGGTGAAGTAAGCCATCGCCAAGTTCTGCAAGTCTTGCCAGTTGGCCAGTTCCCGGTAGTCGAACTCATCATTGAAGAAGTCAAGTACCTTGTCCGGGAGATAACGATTGTAGGTCTTGCCGTCATGCTCAAACTCCGTAGGCTGACTGTTCGGCTTATAGGTCGTGTAGTTCTCGAATATCGGATTGTTCTGCCGTATAACAGGCTGTGGCTTTTGTCGCGTACCATTGGGAACGGACGGCTTCGGTGTAGATACAACCGGTTGTTTGGTAGCCGGACGGACTTGTTGCGTCTTGTCGGAATGTAACTTTTCCCATGTCTGTTTGATACGGGATGCGGTCAGGTTGCGCCCCTTTCCAAGTTCCGATGCTTTGAACTTCGTGTTACCTTTGAGAAGTACATAGCCACGTATTACATCCTTTTTGTCCTTGCGCAAATATAGCTCATAGCCTTTGGCGGTAAGCCTTTCTAGGTAGCCGTCCCATGACCACTTGTCAAGCTCACGCAAGGCTTCCATGCAGTCAGCACTGACTTTCGGGATGTTGGTTTCATGGATGTGCTGCGCCGTAGTCCATCCCCTTTGCCGGGCTATCATTTCCGCCGCCCGTTGTGCGCGTAGGTGTATGGCGTGGTCGTTGTTGATGTTCCCTTTCTCGTCCACGCGGCTGACGATGGCATGAAGATGCGGTATTCCGCTGTTGGATTCCTCATGCAGCCATATGGAGGACTTGCTGCCTGATATGTTCGTCTGCATGGAAACCACCTTGCCGTCCTTGTCGCGGATTTCTTGAATGTCGAAAGCGGCGGCGAAGTCCTGCCACAGTTGCCGCCAATCGTCCAAAGTGAAGTTCTCGGTATGCTCCATCGCCGGGCTTATCTCCATGCGGATGACGTTGTTCTTGATATTCGGATGGTTCATCGTGGCAAACTTCATTTCCGTAAAAATGCCTGTCGCGTCCATTCCCTGCGGCATGAAGTTGTCGCATACACGGGTAATCTTTTCTGGATGTTTCTTGTTCCTCGATTCTCCCGACACATACAGCATCGCCCTTATGCCGTGGGCTACGGCCTTTGCCTTGGCTATCATGCGCCCTCCTCCTTTGCTTCTTCGTTTGTTGTTCCTGCCGGATAACTGTTGACCGTCTGCGCGGACTGCAAAAAGTCGGTGACACTGTTCGTGACATACGCCACTTTCTCGTACCAGTCAAGCATGGTCGGCTGGTGCCGGAAAAGTTTTATCTTCTCGTTGTCGGTCAATCCGTGCAGGGCGTTGGCGAAGTTCACCATGTCCGTCCTACAAGTTGCAAGCTGCCTCAATCCGTCCAGTTCCGTGTCTGAGAGCCGCTGTCTTGGCTTGTAGCCGAGTGACCTTGCACGGATGAAGTCGCTGCGTGTCATGCCGCATTGCTCCGCATTACTTTTTATTATAGAAAGTTCTTGGGAGGTTACTTTGGTGACAACCACCTTGTCACGCCTTACAACAGGCTTCTCCTGCCCGGATTGCTGCTTGGGAGTATCTTCTTCATGTGCCATAACTAATGTCGCTAAAATAGTCGTAAAACGGTATTTACAAAAGGGATGGTGCGAGCCTGCGAGCGGCAAGAACAACGGGCTTTCAGACCGTTGCGAGAGTGTCGGGGTTTTACTGTCCGAAGGCGGTAATACCTCGGCATATCTCGAAACTGAACGCTGACGCTTCACGCCATACCTCCCTCACGTTTGCCATTGGTAAGCCTTGTTTGTACCGGATGGCTTGCCAGATTAGGGAACAACAGGAAAGCGAGAAATCAGCCAGTCTGCCCGTTTACAGCCATTCAGAACGGTTCTATCCTTTCCCTTTGTTTGTGGATGAATGGGTTGGAAACCACGCTGCCATCCTTTGCCATCCATTGCAACAGGCATGGAAATGTCATAACTGACGCTACCCTTGAACGGCAGGTGTCTATGAGTTCCAGCCTTTCAAGTCCGTCCAACAGGCGGCGTATGCGCTTCCTGCCCATGTTCCAATGGGTTGAAAGCTGTTCTTCGGAATACTGCGCCTGACCGACTGAAAGCATAAGCGGTCGGTGGAAACCTTTGGACGTGCCGTCCGCAAGAGCCATCCTTGCCAAGAGGTCGCCAAACAAAGTGAAGTTGCCGATTTCCCTGCCGTCATCATCGGTTGTTGTTCCGTGCAGCCATTGCAATGCACCTGCGGAGAATATGAACGCAAATGTTTCAATCCCTGTCGGGCGCAAGAAATTGTATTTTTCCTTGTCCTTTGTATTTTCTTGCATCGTTTGATAAAAGTTATGGGAACGGAATATCGGAAAGTCCTATGGCCGTTTCCAGACATCCCATGCGTGAAAGTTTAACTTGTCCGTTCCTGTGTTATCCGATATCCCGTTCCAGTTTGACATCAGTTTCGGTTTCCATTAGCGACGGATTGCGATTGCAGGTGCCCTCGCGCATCCTCCACAGCCTTGAAGTCGGAAGAGATTTTCATCAGCGCGACACTGATGCGGCAAAGCTGGCTTATATCCACAAATCCCTTGACCGCCTCCATCAACTTTTGGGCACGTTCTTGACGGTGTTTCATGACAGCCTCGCTGCTCGTACCATTTTCTTTGGTAAGCCCGTGATTGAGGAAACGGTTGACTGCCAGCATATCGGTTGCTTCAATCGTGCCGATGTCACCTTTTCCCGTGCCGTAGCCAACCATTCCACGGATGGAATCGGCTTCATAAGGGGTGCAGTTGCGCAAGAACTCCAAGATGGTCTGTGCCTTTGCGCTGATAACGGGTCTGCTTTCCTTCTTCTTGGATTCCTTGTTCGCGGAATCAAAAGCCGCAGTATCCTTGATACCCGGCTCCATGTTTTTAAAATTGTCCATAACGGTTGTTTTATAAAAGATTGGTAAATCATTTGTTTTTCTCATGAGCAGCCAGATAGCGTGCAGCCTCGCTGTCGATTTCCTCCTGCGACTTCACCCGTACCCGTTTCATCCAAGCGTCAAGGTCTTCCTTGGCGAAGAAGCAAAGTTTTCCTCCCGGCTTATAGTAAGGGATTGCACGGCGCATCATCATCTTGTAGAGATAACTGGGTTTCAGTCCGAGGTACCGGGCTGCTTCGGTGGTGGTCATTAAATTGCGTTCACTTTCCATATTCATTCGTTTTATAATTGTTACTTGTACCATTGGGAAACCGGAACCTGCTGTTTGTCAGCCTATAGTTTTCTTCTGTTTCCGATGCAAAGTTAAGTTTGACTCGAAGTGGCCCAATGGGGAACAAATGGGGAAAGTGTACAAAAAGGAAATGCGCTATACCGTTGTGTGTGAGCGGTATAGCGCATGGGTATAATGAAAATATATTTTGTCGAATGGGGAAACGGCGGGCAGCTATGGGGTGTTATTCAGCCGTCTTGCATTTTCGATGGCCTTGTCGATGGCTTTACGGAAATTCCGGTTCTCTTCTGTCGCCCCTTTGCCGCAGACATCGCTGCGGTGTTTGTCATAGTAGGACTTGGATATGCCGCAATGCTTCAGGAACCCTTCCGCCCAAAGTCTGCCGCGTTCACGCGGCCTGATGGCCTGTGACACGGAGAACACCATGTAGCAGACACGCAGGTTTTCTTTCGGACGGACGGTAACGGGGCGTGAGGTCGGCTTCAGGTTCATGAAATTAACGAAGTCGCTTCCCGATGCAAACTCAAATTGGCAGTCATTGCATACTTCGTAGATGAACAGGCACAGGGCAAGGTTAACGGTGTCCATCCATAAGGCCGTTTCCTGCAACAGACTTGCACGGCTCATGGCTTGCCCTCCTTCATCCGGTTGATGTCAGACAGGATGCTTCCGGCGATACCATGCAGGCGTTCCACCAGCACGTCAAGAAACATCGGCTTGAAACAATATACGCAGAAATACCTGTCGCGCTCCTGCTGCCACTCGTTATATAAATGGTCGGTTTGTGCGTGAGCCGTGTCGTACTCCGCTTTCTTGGCATCGCATTCATCGGACAGCTTCATGTATTCCTCCGAATCCAACGGCAGGAAATCCAGACGGTTGCTCAGTGCCGAATATTTGCGCCAGAGTTCAGTGGCGGCGGCTTTCGCTTCCTCATAGCGGAGTTCAAACGGTTTCAGGTATTCTTCAAAAAGGGTTTCAAAGTCCACAGCCTGCAATGGCTTCCTGTCAAGGGACAGGTATGTTCCACTCTCCGAAAAAAGGGAGGATGAAAATTTCAGAAGCTGATCCGCGTCCTTTTCCGCCAATGATTCCGCTTCTTCTACAACCGTGTTCGTCTCGCTGAAGTCCCGGTAAAACAGGGATAACAATAGGGCTTGGCCAAAAGAAAGTGAACCTTGCTCGCAAGTGGAGAGAAGCATGTTCACTTCGTGCAACCGTTGTGAAATATTTGATAGCGTACCACTCATAATCATAGAAACATTGTCATATATGCCGGAAGATACAGTATGTCTTCTTCCTTACGCATATCTTTCGTATAAACCAGATATTTGTTTTTTATCCGTGCCGAGAATTTTCTGCAAAAGGCATCCAAGGAAGCATGTGCCTTATAGCCGGATGATTTCACCTCGATGGGACTTACCTTGTCGACTTCGGCTATCAGAAAATCCACTTCGTAGTTATGCTTTCCGCTTTCTGTGGGAAATGTGTAATAGTACAACTCATGTCCGGTGGCTTTCAACATCTGGGCGATGACATTCTCATAGACATACCCTAAATCCGCGCTCAGTTTGTCACTGAGAAGCTTATGATAAATCGTGTTGTCGGTGAACTTCTTATCCCAAAATGCAAGAGTGACGAACAAACCAGTGTCGCCAACGAACATCTTGTATTTGTCCGGAGCTTGATGTAATGCCATCCCCGCACCCGGATCATTGGCATGATAAGCCATGTTGACCACCATTGATTCCTTGATTTCTGAAATGATTTCAGCCAGTTCGGAATTACGTTTGCCATCTGTCGCGCTCCATGCCAGATACCTGTTGGCGTTGCTTGTCAGCTGTGCCGGAATCTGATGGAACATCTTGGAAGCATTGCCGGTCGGATCAATTTTATTGAAATCGTCTTCATACAATGTTATGATGGAACGTTTCACACTGTCTACCTTTTCAAGATTGTTGGTGTCAAGATAGGAGGCCACAGCCTGCGGCATACCGCCGATAAGCATATACAAGCGGAAATCACGCATCAACTTACGGTTCGTGGCATCACCCAAAGAAGTCCTGTTGTGGAAACAACTTTGGAGCAACTTTATCGTTGCGGTATCTCCCAACGCCCACTTGAACTCTTCATAGTCCATCGGAAACATATGGACTTTGACTTCCTCGCTTGGAATAAGAATATCCTTGACGTTCTTGCGGATTGAAATCAGCGAACCTGTTTCTATGTAATCATATCTTCCGTCTTTTACAAGATATTTGATTGCCTGCCTTGCTTTAGGCGCAAGTTGGACTTCATCGAAGATTATGGCGGACTTGCGTTCTTTCAATTCTATACCGTACTCCAGTTGCAGCCGCATGAAAATACGGTTAAGGTCAGATACATCATTGAACAAGTCGCGGATTTCGGAGGAACATGCGGCAAAATCCACCAATATATGGGTGTCGTATTCGTTTGTCGCAAATTCTTCAGCAACGGTGGACTTCCCGACACGCCTTGCACCCTGTATCAGCACGGCTGTTCTGCCCTCATCTGTCCGCTTCCATCGCAGAAGTTCATCGTAAATTTTCCTTTTGAATATCATAGATTGACTTTTATTGATGGCAAAGATAATATGCGCTGCACGAATCTCAAAATATATTCAGTTAAAAATAGCACTAATCTCAATTTGTTTAGACGCAACGCATAAATCTCAAAATTTATATTACACAATAATACAGCAATCTCATTTTTAGATGAATCCAAGATTCTCTTGTTCTAATCTGTGGCTTCTTCCCGCTCAAACATCCTGTCCACCATATCCACCGCTTCAATCTTCTTGCTGTCGACAATTTTGGCGTAAATCTGCGTTGTGCGCACATCGGCATGACCCATCAGCTTGCAGGTGGTATAAAGGTCGGCTCCAACGGTCATCATCATCGTTCCGAAGGTATGACGGCTTGTGTGGTAGGTGATTTTCTTGTCAATGCCCGCCTTTTCCACCCATTGTTTGAGTATCTTGTTGGTTGTGGGTCGTGATGGCAGTTCTGCAAACACAAGTGTTTCATCATTATTATCAGGCTTTCGTTCAGGCAGCCACTTGACGGCATTTTGCGAGAGCGGCGTATAAATGGGCGTAGATGTCTTCTGCTGCACGGTGGCAATCATATACCTGCCGTCATTGCAAATAATATCTTTCCAGCAAAGAGTTTCCATGTCGCTCAGGCGCAGCCCGCAGTAGCATGAGAACAGGTAGGCTTGCTTGACAGTCTTGTTGCGGCATTCCGTAGCGATAAGAAGTTTCACTTCCTCAATGGTAAGGAACTGGCGTTTCGACTCCGGCTTCTTGACCCGCTCCGAAGCGGACAACAACATGAACGGATTCTCGTCCAGCCACTCTGCCCTGACTGCGGCGTTCAGGGCTATGGAGAGTTGGGAAATGTAAGACACGACAGTTCCCTGTTCAAGCGGTTTACCATGCCTGCCTGTATAAGTGTGCTGGATCCAGTCAATGAAGCCGAGTACCCATTTCTTGTCAATGTCACCCATCCTTGTGCTTTTGCCATATTGGTTGATGATTTTTATGATGCTTCCCAGTTTCTCGACATGCTTGATTCCTTTGTGCTCCTGAATGGCATAGAATTTTTCCAGCCAGTCCGCCAGCGTGAGTTTCTGCCACGCTGATTTGCTCTTGATTCCGGCTTTGGAGTTTGTAATCTCGATGATACGTTGAGACTTGATGGCCTCGACTGCTTCACGGGTGGCGCGGTTCTGCTCCCTGACCCTTGCGTTTACTTCCGGCAAGTGGTACATTTTCAGAAACTCATAACTCCGTTTGCCGTTGACATAGATGTCAAGGTAGTACGATTCAGAGCCGTCAGCAAGTTTCTTGGTGCGCACTCTTACAGGCTCTTTCAGTTTGCTTGATTTCTTGTTTGCTGTCATATCTAAAATGCTTTATCTATCAATGAAACCGCTTCCTCTTTTTTCTTGTCTATGATTTTGGCGTAGATTTGTGTGGGACGTACATCGGCATGTCCCATCATCTTGCTTGCGGTATAAAGGTCAACCCCTGCGGTTATCAGCATCGTGCCATAGGTATGGCGGCTCAGGTGGAAATGAAGATGTTTGCCCAGTCCGGCCTGTTCCGCCCATTTCTGTAAATGCTTCCGTAGGACGCTATGTGACGGAAGCGAGAATACGGAAGACTCCGGTTCTCTGCGCTCAGGAAGCCACGACAATGCTTTGGCAGGAAGCGGAAGCGATATGGGTTTGGAGTTTTTTTGCATTACTACCGATACAAAGTGCCGTCCGCCGTTGACCGATATGTCTTTCCAGCACAAATTCGTAACGTCACCTACACGCAACCCGCAATAGCAGGCAAACAGGAATGCCATGCGTATATTCTCCTTTACATAAGGGGTATTCTCCAGCTTGCGGACTTCATCAAGGGTCAGAAACTCACGTTTGCTCTCCGGTCTCGCTATCTTTTCTTGGAAACTCAACAACTTCCAGGGATTGTTCTTTATATATCCTCTCTGCCATGCCGCAGACAGGATGATGCCGAGAATCCAGAAACAAGAACAGGCTGTGGCTTGGGCAAGCGGCTTTCCCTGCGGAGTGAGAGGCTCGGATTTCAGCCACTCGGCATAATCGGTACAGAATTTCTTGTCCATGTCACAAAGCCTTGCACCGGGATAGAACTTCTCGAACTTGGTACGTGATGCCCTTAAATGCCGATATGAAGGCTGCCCCCGTTGCTTGTATTCCTCCATCAGCAAGTCTATAAAATCGGACAGCGGCATTTTGGATTTGTCTTTGGCCGCTTCCTCCCGCGCCTTGTCATCAACCATGTCTTCGGTCTTGGCGAGAATAATCTCCTCCGCCTGACGGAGTGTCTTCGCGTTCTCACGTTTCGCCTTGACGGATGTTTCCGGCACAAGATACAGTTTAAGGAACTCGTATTCGTGCTTGCCGTCAACAGTACGGTCTATAAAAAGGGATTCACGACCGTCCGAGAGTTTTCTTCTACGCAACTTGAACGGACTTTTATCTACTTTTGACTGCTTTCTTCTACCCATTATGCTTCAGTTATTTATATCCTGATGCAAAGATAGAAAATAGCTTTGATATAAGTATCAAAACAAGTAACAAAAATGATTCAAATAAGGGTATAAATGGACTTTTACAAGAATGTATAAGAAAATGAACTGATTTATATAATAAGCAGATATACAATTAAATACATTCGTATTTTGTAGAAATATTATCCTTTCATTTCTCTTTGATTATATGTATTTATTCTTTTCCCTCTGTTCGGAGAGAGTCGATGAAAAAAAACGTTAAATCTTCGATTTTTCGCAAAAAAACAAGTAAATTTTTGAGTAGTCTACCTTTTAAGACGTAAACCATTGATAATCAATGAGAATACGATGATGCATCGGAATTTCGATGCCTTGATAGACGCAACAGGTGCAGACCGGAAAACCGTAACGGAAGCCGTGCAGGACGCTCTGTTCAATACACCGTATGATAAACAGAAAGAGGGACTGGTAAAGTCCCTCATAAAAGGCGGTGCTAAAAAGAAAGACGGTACAGTGCTGAAAAAAGGAGAATTGGGGCAATGGATGAAAGATTGTAAAGAATGTTCTGAAACTTACTTTACCGACCTCTTATTACGGCAATTATAAACTATTCATCAAATGAAGCTGCAATTTCTTCGGCAAACTGTTTCTCAACAGCCGCCTCCAAACCTTCATAGCCGGGCTCTTCTGCTAAACTAAGCATACTATCCCAGCGTAAATCCGGACGTTCTTGCAACTCAGTCAAATACCTTTCTTTACCCCACGGATAGTGTCTTTCCAGATATTTTTCATCAGAGCAGAGGTCGAACACGGTAAGTTCGCGTAAATTGATGCTATTGTAATCCATAATATTGTAATTTTTACAAAAATAACTATTGCAACGGTTCTATGAACGATTTAATGCGAAACATTCTTTCCGACCTTCGGGTGGAAGTGCTCGACGAGTTCAACCGAAACTTCACCCGCAAGGCATTCTTCGACCAGCCCTGGCCGGCGCGGAAAATGGATACGGGACGCGGCACCCTGCTGGTCGTATCGGGAGCCATGCGCCGTTCCCTGCGGTGTACCGCCGCCCGCGGCTCCCTCTACTTCTCCTCCGAGCTGCCCTACTTCAGCATCCACAACCGCGGCGGAAAAGTGCCCGTTACCCCGGCAATGCGCCGCTACTTCTGGGCGATGTACTACCGCAACGTCCCGCCTGAAGGGGCTACCGGTAAACGGGCCGACCGCAAAAGCCGTACCGCCGCCTATTACCGCTCCCTGGCCCTGACTAAGAAAACGGAATTCGACATCCCCCGGCGTCAGGTCGTCGGCGACCATCCCGCCGTCGGACGCATCGTCCGCGATACCTGCGAACGGAACGTGCGCGAATGGGTGGCGAAAAACATCGACCCGAAATTCACCAAAATGACACACAAATAATCCTTTTTCAAGTATGATTAAAGACACTTTAACGGCCGTAAAAGAGGCCTTGAAAACCGTCCCCGGCCTGCGCTATACGGCCGAGGACTGGGGACAGCTCGATTTTTTCAACCAGCCGCCCGTGCGCTTCCCCTGCGTCCTGCTCGACGCGGAGGAAGTACGCTATTCAGACAGCGGTCGGGGCTTCCAGCAGGGAGAGGCGTCGCTCACCGTCCGCGTGGCCGATAACCGCGTTTTCAACGGCTCTTTCCAGGCCCCCGCCTCACAGACGGAGTTCGCCATGTTCGACCTGCTCCAGGCGGTGTATAAGGCGTTGCAGGGCCTCTCCGGGCCGGGATTCTCGCCCCTGACGCGCTCCCGGTGCGTCCGGGCCCGGCGGGACGACGGTATCCGCGAGTTCCGCATGTCGTTCGACTTCGCGTTCACCGACGCGGACGCCGCGAAAAAACGGTAAGAACATGCGCCGTTATTGCTCCGGCGTCGTATCGCCGTAACGCTCTTTCATCAGCTGGAGGGCCTCGATAAGAAATACGGCGCACGGTATTCCCCTCTGACGGATAAGGGCTCGTATTTCATCCCGAACCTCTTCCGGCACTCGGAAGGCAATGTAGACCCCGGCCCGGTCGCCTATCGGTTTACGACCGGCGCCGGGACGGTAGCCGCCCCGGCCGTCTTTCTTTTTTTTCTCGGTCAT